CTCGCAACCTTCGTTGGTTTGCTCTGCTACAAAGAACCTAGACATGGGGTCTATCTGTTCCATTTGTTATATTTAAAGGGGTTGTGAGCTTGTTTAAGAGCCTTGTAGGGCATTATTGAATGTGGTCTATCATCAATCCAAATATCAATCTCTACGCCTTCTGACTGCACTGCTTCTAGTTTAGATTTTAATGCATAGATTATAGGAATATCTAATGCATCCCTTATGTCCTCAGCTATAGCTTCATACCTCTTAGTTACACAATAAACTTTATGGTTGGATTCTAATAATATATTTATTATCTTATTCCAAGCTACAGGGTCTAAGGTATATGTATTGTCATAGTCTATAGCTACATTCATCTTATTACTTTCTTGATTTGTTTATCTAATTCCTTATCGTAATTCTTTTTGATTACACCAAAGCCTATCTTAAAGAAATCCAATAACTTTCTATGCTTAATAAAATGTTTAGCAACAGCTATAAGTTTTAATCCACCATCACCCTCTCTCTTCCATAAAGCATTTCTATTTAGAAACAAATCTTTCCTGTTATCTACTTTCTTTGCTTTTAGTCCAATCAAGTTACCATGCTTGTTTAATCTTTCACCACCAGCAGATGTAACAGGTGCAAATATCTTAGACTTCTTAGGTCTTTCTATGCCACCTTGATATACATACTTAAGATAATCTTGAGCAATACTTTTAATAAATATTAATGCAGATAAGTCATTGGGCTTAGCTCTAAACTTAGGCGGCATATCAACAGATTTAATTGTGAATGGAGTAGGTCTATCTAATTTCTTTTGTATTTGTGCTCTCTCTGCATTAACAACCTTTGCACCTATTTCGTTGATAGCTTTAGCAGTAGCAATAGGCAACTTCTTTCTCTGAAACAAACCCATTTTCTTTTTAAGTTCTTTCTCATTAGATGTAATTTGTACAGTTATGGTCATCCCTTTCTCCAATGTGATTGTGTTTGGAATTTTAAACCTAATGCTTTAGCTTTCCTTCTGATAGTAGATGGATGCACATCATAAGTCATAGCAATATCATGAGATGATTTGCCTTCCTTAATCTTCTGTTCTAATTTTTGTTTATCTATCTTCATAAGTTCTCGTAATGTTCTATTAACTTATTAATATACCAAACAGACTTCTTTAAGTCTTGTATATTGGCATCTTTGTATTTGTGGCGATGCAAGTATTTAATTGCATTACCTTCAAGATAAGCAGGAAATTCTCTACCTAATTGTTGTTTGATGTAGTCAATACATTCAATACCACCATTGTTGTAATGTGCTGGATGGTTCACTGGGTCACTCATTTCTCTCTCCTTATTATTTCATTCTTACATTTTCGTATGACTTTCTTCTTAGCACTAGATGATTCAATGTAATCATTAAGCTCCTGAAGTGTCATACACTTTAGATAGTAATGCTCGGTAGTTGTCTTGCCTGTAGCTCTATCTCTAATCTTTGCACTTGGTTTTAGTTTTATTGGCATTTATTTTTCTCCTGTTCTAATAATTTAATTTCTATTTCATTTAAGCTAACTCTCTTAGCAATGTATTTTATAAAAATCTCAGGACTAATAACACAAGCATCTACAAGACCTGTTTCTTTTGGCATGCCTTCTATGTGTCTTATATTTTCTTTTTCATTCTTTATACATTCTTTAATTTTATGCGTTTGAAACCAATTAATTTCATTATTAATTATATATGCCCACCAATCTGATTTAGTTGCATTTATTCCTGATGGTTTTTTAAAACCATTATTTGTATTGTATGTTTCAATGAAGATGTTTTTATGTTTAGTTCTATCATTTTTAACTTCTATAGTTACAACACCATAATGTGTCTCAACACATAAATCATGCGTTTTTACATTACCCTCTACAACATATGTGTGTGGATATGTGTTTTTTATTCTGTTTGCAATTATTTGTTCACCAATGTGTCCAAAAAACAAATCACCATCAAAATTATCTACATACTTACTCATTTCTTTTTCTTATCCTTCTTCTTCTTAAATATCTTATCCCAATTATCATCAATCTTTTTCTTATCTTCAGGTCTACGTTTTGACCCTTTACCACCATGCCAGTTAGACATAATCAACTCTTTTAAAATTAACTGACTTATCTAATTTACTTAGTAGTTCTTTAGCTCTCATAAAATCACTGGGGATGCATCTAAATAATTCTTCAATACTAAATATCATTATGTCCTTCTCATCTTTGTGTATTTTCTCCAATACAGGTTTCTCAGAATCAGTATCACAAACCAGTGCTGTTTTGTTATCAAAATTAAAACACTTAGCATTAGGTTGTATTTGTATATAACCACTTTCCTCACATTTGATATTTAATTGCTCATAAGCTCTTAACATCATTTCAACCATTTTTAGTTTCTTTTGTGCAGAATCGTTTTGTAAAGATTCTTTCAACATCTGTTCTGCTCTACAAAACTTAATCTCAAACTGAACACCAACCATCTTAAAGATTCGTTTTCTATTACCCCACTTAATACGAGTATCAACTTCATAAAGTCTTAATTCTTTTAATTTATCTTTTAAAGATTCATTTAAGTATGTTTTCATATCCTTCCTGATGATTTAGTAGGAAGTAAGGGAAGTATTACATACTTCCTTCCCTTCCTTCCGACCTAATTGTTCATATTTAGCTAAAACTTCCTTCAAAACTTCCTACCAAACTTCCTACCAACTTCCTTCTTAATCAAACTTTTCTTCAAAACTTGGCTGTTTATTCTTAAATTTGATATGTTGCCATCCAAACTTTTCATGCTTATATACCTGTCCTTTTTCTTTTAAAGCATCTAAATGTTTGCCAATATTATTAGCATTTATGTTATCGCCATCTTTATTCTTTACATAACCCTCTAAGTCGCTAGGAATCATAAATTGGTCTTGAGGATTCTGATTATCTTTAATATAAGCTACAGTTTCTAATGCAGTTAATGTTCTATCTTGCATCATAGGTAATTTATCTGATTTCTTAGTTTTAAAATCAATATTGGTCTCTTCTAAGAATCCTGATGTAAGATTTAATCCCTCACCAATAATCTCAACCTCTTTAAACACAAAAGACTTTTCAGACATACCCTGACCATCTTTATTTAATGTCTGCTCAAAAGATACAAACATTTGCTCTTCTAGGTTATCGCCTACAGCTTTATCTTCTCTATCTACCTTAAATTCATAATCTAAAGAAGCACCCATAACACTAGAACCTCTACCTCTATCTGAGTTGCCATGACCAGTATGATGCACTAAACATACACAGCACTTATAATGTGATATAAGTCCATCTAATTTGTTAATAAAGCTACCAACATCTTCTGCACTGTTCTCATTACCAACAAAGTTTCTTTGAAAAGTATCAATAACTATCATGCCTATTTCACCTACTTGTTGCGTTAATGCTTCTATCTCTTCTTCTAACATCTTAAAATCATCAGGGTCATTAACCCTAACTGCTCTATCTGATAGGTATAAAGGTACTCCAGTCAAATCAAACATTCCTTGTTGCCAAGCTGCTAATCTTCTTTTAACACCCCTCTGACCCTCACCGCATACATACATAACTGGTTTACTAAAAGATTCATTACCATAAAACTTTTCACCTTTAGCAATAGCTGCTGCCATAGCAATAGCAATAAATGACTTACCGCTTTTGGGTTTACCAAAGATACACATCAATGATTCTTTCTCTACTACATCTTTTATTAACCAATCAGGATTATCTACCTGCTTCAATACTTCATCAGCTCTAGTAAAAGTAACCATGCCTTTAGGCTTCTTCTCTACACAACTATTAATGTAATCTTCTAAATCTTTTGATTCCTTAAAATCCCCACGAACAAAAGCATCATATAAATCATCCTTTTCTTTAAATCCTGCTGGTGGTTGAGCCACTTTAACCTTACACCCATTCTTTCTTAACATAGTGCCTATTTCATTAGCACATTTAATACCTGCTTCATCATTATCAGGAAATATCCATACATTTCTGCCAAATATAGGACTCCAATCTGCCTTTTCCCAACTATTAACTCCACCATGCCAAGTGCATGAATCATAATCCCAAATGCTCTCACAACCCCTTAGAGCCTTCTCACCCTCATTTATTATAATAGGCTTATCAGGGTACTTATTAGTATGATAAATGGGTAGTAAGCCTTCAGGTCGCTTCATAGACCAAGTACCATCTTCGTTGAGACTAAATGGTGCGTATTTCTGCTTAATAAAATGACCATCAGGAAACCTCATTACCCAAAAGTTTTTTGCATATTGCACTTTTACTATTGCTTCCGAATGAAGTTCCCTCATCTTCTCTTTAGAGAATGAC